TCCAGCTGCAAAGCCAGCCCACTCAAGGGCTGACATTACTCTTTACTGCCTATGCCAAATGCTGTGTCGTCTGGATTTAAAGCTCTTAAAAGAGGTGCTGCAAAAGCCACTAAAAATGCCTTCCAAATATCATCAAATGAACCTGAAGGATTTGTTACATATACGGTTGCCAAACAAACAAATGCGCTGCGTGCGTATGAGTTAATTACGGCTAGTGTCTTGCTATTCATTTTTACCCCCTAGTAGTGGTATGTCAAAGAAATCTGAATTGTCGTCTTGGTTTTTTCTAAAGCTACAATGTATGTGATGGGTGTGTGGTGAGAACCCTCTGTACTTTCTCCACTTGTAATTTAATATTGGAGAGGCAATCATGCCCATGTGGATTACATAAGATATGCGTCCGTAATCCTTAGCGTAGAGTCTAAGCTGATTTGCCAAATAGATTGAATCCCCTTTGTTGTCAGAAAGGCTAGCGTCAATGTCAATTGCTCGGACGACCCCAGTCTTAGCGTCGGGTATGTGGTCGCTTTTACCTGCTTGCTGATGACGCAAATCTGCAATCCACCCATCAGACCGACGAAGGCGGCTTGGGTATGAATCATCTATTTGTTCCCTCAGCTGTGCCGCTGCTTTTGACAACCATGGTTTCATTAGGAAAGTAGTAAGGCGGCTTCCTCAGCGGTGATACCTAACTTAACTAAGAGTTCTGCTTTAGCCTCTGCCTTAGCAGCCGCCTCAACCTCTTTAGCCTTTTTGTCAGCCTCATACGCTTTAGCGTCTGCCTCTCTTTGAGCAATTTCCTCGGCAGTTAATTCCACCTCTGTTTGCTCTCCAGTTTCGCAATTGATTATTAGTTTAGTTGGCATTGTTTCTCCTTATGAGTTTGATATTCCGTATAAATAAAATGTTGAATTAGTAACAAAATTGCCGCCGCCCATAGTTAATGTTATTGAATTTATTGCGGCGGTATCACTCCACAAACCAACAGAAAAAACAGCCCTACTAGCAGTTGCATTATTTTCATTAACTGAATCAAGTTGAGCGGATTTGTAAGCAGCACTAGAATAATTAGGAATGTATAGTTCTCCATTAGAAAATGTATCAGCAGTAAAATCGCTTGGTGAATTAACGCCCCATAAGGTATATGTAGAACCATTTGCAACAGAACCAGTACCTTCTAAATATTTACCACTACGGTTAGCACTTGTACCATTGAAAGTTACATCATAATAATAACCCAAACTTGCTCCCGATACTGACCCTCTTGTGCTAATTTTCATTAGTAAATCAGCATAGGTACTAGGAATTGAACTAAATGTAACAATTGCAACCGCACTACCTAAAGTTTTAGCCTCTATTAAAGTATATGTATTTGCCATTATGCCGCCGCTATTCCGTAGAGTGTAAAGGTTGAGCCTGTTGCAAAGTTGCCACTTGCTTCCATTTTTATATTAACCCTGTTTATTGCTTCGGGAGATTTGCGCCATAAAACAACACTTGCATAAGTTCTAAAATCTGCTGCATTTATGCGGACTAATGCTGTTTTATATGTTGTGGTATTAGCATAATTTTGTATTTGAATTATCATATTGCCTCGGCTAGTACCTAGACTGCCCAAATAAGGAGTTGAAGTGCTAGAACTTCTGCTGCTCGCCGCTGCTGAACCTGTGCTATACAAATTCGTTATTGAGTAATTAGTGGTTGTGTCTCCATTAAATTGAATATATGGAGAGTATGTAGAGGTGGTGTCTTTACCATCAATAACTAATACTAAATCCGTATAGGCAGAACTTATAGTATTGAATTCTACATCTGTTGATGAACTACCTAAAGTAGTTGTTGCTATCGGTGTGTATGTTGAACCAGCAGCCATTGTTATACTCCCTTAATTCCGTATAGGGCAAATGATGAGTATTGAGTTATTGTGTCGCCATCTACTTGAAATATATCTATGTTTGAAACTGCGTTAGTATTTCTCCAACTACCCGACATAAACTGCACAAATCCTGAGCCATTATTGTCGCCACCTGATAACGCCCGTATTGTTTTGTATTTATTTGTGTCTTTGTAATCAAGGACATCAATTACGTTTGCACCAAACGCTGAAGTTGCTGTGGCTGTTGTTCCAGCATAAGCAGATGTAGAACTTGCACCGCCACCTGCGCCAGCAGAAGCACCATTACCATTTAAGTAATGTCTTGAATAATTAGATGCAGTATCTGAATTAAATCTTAATCCCAAAGATACGTTTGTTGCAGTTCTAGCAATTCCTCTAATTTGCAAATGAGTATAAGTAGATGGTATTGAACTAAATGTAATAGTAGAACTACCGCCAGCACCTACTGTTACTGTTGCAATAGATTCGTAACTAGAAGTACTTGGAGTTACCCCAACGCTTAGAGTGCCAGCAATTATGTTAAGCAATTCCGCCTACCACATACCAAGTATCGGTTGCAGTCTTAATGCAAACCGCTGATTTATATTGACCAAGAGTTGGTGCTGCGGGTACTGCCCCACCTGATAAAACTGTTGTTGTTCCTGAAGTAACTGCACTAATTGTGCAAGCACCTACGCCAATGTTAAGAACTGTAATTGCTGTTCCTACTGGAAATGCAACTGAAGCGTTGGTTGGAATCTTGAACGCAATTGCTGTTGCTTTATTCATTATTTCTAATACCTGATATTGGTCTGCAAGTACCGCTGTATAGTCTGCGGTGTTTGCTGTGCCAATAGTGAAAGAGGTTAAGCCGTTAAACATTGCAGCTGAAAGAACATCACCTGTTGAAGCTGGAAAACCTGTTGCCATTGTATATCTCCTTTAGTAGCTAAGTATATCGTCCCCAAGGACGCCATATGTAAAATCGCCAATCAAAAATCCATCACAGGTCGGTTCTAAAGTAGTCAGGACTGTCTGCCATGAGTTTGGGGTTATGTCATGGGCAACACCCTGAACCTGTAAATTCTTGGTAATTGTTGAACCGTCAGGCTGAAGGTTGCTGATTAAAACATTGTCGTAATAATCAAAAGCAAGAATTGTGGCTGTTGGAACAGCAGGGTCTAATAAATCAAGTGTCATTTCATCTATTCGGATTGTGGTACTGCTACGGGTCGCGACATAGATTTTGGCGATATTCATAGCATTTGCGTCTGTATCAATTACCAAATCAGGCACACTTATTGAGTGGGGGAAGTAGGTTGCAATGCTGTCTGAATCTAAAGCTGTTTGGCTAGTGCCACCCACTCGCGTCATTGTAGCTGTGTTAATAATCAGTTTGTCGTCAAAGGCAAACTTTAAGTTTTTGTAAGGAATACCTGTTGTTTGATTAAACTCAGTTGGGGTATCACCCGCGCTTGAAATGACTGTGTTTCTATTCTTAAAGATTGCGTTGCCTTCGGGGGTAATATAGAAAGCCCCTTGCTCTGAGAACTCACAGTTTTGCAATGCGCTTAAAGAAGTTCTCAAAGTTGCTGCGTCTGCAACTGTAAGACTGTCGCCCGTTTCAATGCTACGCATACCATTTGGAAAAGATACGGTGTCTAAAATCTTATTGATGCGTGTACCAGTATCCTGTCCAGCAGCTTGTCCAGTTACATTTATTACTGAAGCCAAGTTAAACAATCTAAAAGCGTCACTTGCACTAATGTCCACATAAGCCATGTTTTCAGCTTGGTCGTATGTGTAGGCATAAGCTGTTGTGTATCCACTAAACAGATAGTAAGTCGTACCGCTGACAGTTGCAGAAACTCTAAGTTTTCTTAGCGGTTCTAACTGACCATAGTAAGGTGAGCTAGTGTTTTGGGGATTGAAGTCTGAATTAGGGTCATAGATTCTTACAACACAAGTGCCAGCTTCATAAATATCGCGGGCAACATTTCGTCCACGCCTAATGCTTATGCGTCTTGTTGCGTCTGTTAGATTAGCAATTAAAGCAGGTGCGGTTGCGTCTGATAAAACACCGACACCTAGAACACCATTAACAGGGTCGCCAATAGTAAAAGGGTTTTGAAAAGTAGCACCTGAACTAAAGTTTAACGAAACATCAAGGGTTGCTGGAAGTGCCATTACTGGAACGCACCAAGCAATCTACCTACCGCACTTGGTGAACCTGATAGATTTGAGTTCAATAAACCATTTCTAATTTGCTCAACTAAATCAGCGTCAGAAACAACATTGCCAGCATTATTGATTGTAATGTTAAAGGTAGGGACTTTAACCCCTACATCACCCATGACACCACTAATTGATTGATATTCTGCCATTGCAATAGGGGCATTAGCTAGTAATGAAGGTGCGCTTGCTGGAGTAACTTGCGCTCTTACATTGCCTTTAAGTTCGGCTGGTTTATTTTGAAGCAAGTTATACATTGCAATCATTTTGGCTAACAACATATCAATTTCAGCACTCCAACCCTCAAAAGGATTTAAAGCTCTTGGTAATCTGGAAATAGCCAAAGCAAGGTTAGTTGTTTGTAATTGACTAATTGCTAATTGATTTGAAAGTCTGTCAGCTTCAGAGGCGTTTTCTTGGAGTAATGCCATCTGTAATTGAAGGCGTAGTTTTTCGTCCTCTGTAATGTTTCTTTGAAGGGCTGCAACAATTTGAATTCTATCAATGTCAAACATTGTTGCTGCTTTTTTAAGTGCTGCTTCCTCAGCTTGTTTTTTCTTAGCTGCTAAGGCTGCGGCGTCTGTAAGTTTCTTTTGCTTGGCTAAAAATGCAAGGTATTCTTTGTTTTTCTTGGCTTGGTCATCTGCTGCCTTTGAAGCCATTTCCCAAGTCTTAGTGTTTGCTTTCCAAATTTCATTTTGAATTTTTAACTCAGTACCTTTAACATCAAGTATGTATGACCAACCATCAACAACACGCTTGAGCAAATCACTTATTAAAGGAATATTGTTGGTGAGGGTATTTATCAAACTTCCTGTTTTAATCAGGATTGCGTCAACAATATAACCAAACTTTTCCATGGCGTCGGTCATACCACCAACGCCTCTGTTACCTGTTGCTTCTTGAAAAGCCATAACCAAACCTTGACCAACTATTTGTTTGGTGTCGTTCCATTGGTTATTTAAGACTTCAATTTTGCCAGCATAAGTATCAAGATAAGCAGCTGAAGCACCGCTAAATTGTTTGTTTAATTCCTCGGTAATTCCAGCCATGTTGCCTGTTGCTAAGTAAGCTTTATTTAGTCCAAGATTTAAAGCTGCAAGTCCTCTAGTGTTGCCCGCATAACCCTTAGACAATGCGTCAACAACTTGATTCAATCCGTTGCCACTACCTCTTGAAACTTCAATGGCTAGGTTTAAACTATCCATTGCTTGTTTAGCATTTCCAGTAGCTCTAAACAACTGAGTAAATGATGGAATCAATGAGTCGTCTGCAATGCCACTCAATTTACTAAGGTTTTTTAATCCCGCCTCGGTATCGGGAAATGCCATTAAATTACCAGTGTTTTTTAAAGTGTTTTGTAAAGCGGCAGCAGCTCTTTCTGAATCTGTAAATTCCTTGACTGAGGCTCTACCAAACGCGACAATTTTGTTGACAGATAAAGCAACACCCAATGCAAGTCCAAGATTTCTTGCAGTCTTGGTTAACTTTGTTAATGAGGATTCGGCAAGTTTCGCGCCTTTATCTTTGTACTCCGAAACAATATCTATGCCAATTGTCATGCGGCTAATCCATATCTGTCATTTTTAGTTGTGGTTTCAAATAAATGTTCAGCTTTTTTAATTGCTGCAAACACAGCGTCTTGAACTTTTCCTTGGTCGTCAACATAAGATTTGAATAGCAATCTACCTTTATCCATGCGACTGTTTCCAACTTGTTTAAAGCCACCATAAGTTCCTTGAATTCTTTGATTAAAATGCGCCCCAGCGTTCGGGTTATTGCTTTGAGATTGTGGGTCGCCGCCCCAATTTTTGCGTCCAGCGGTTTCAATAATTGCACCAACAGCTGATTTGTTTAGCAATCGGTAAAGCCCAACAAATCCTGCTTTGTTTCTTTTGCCTTGAGCCACGCTGTAAGTCAAACCCTTTTTAATTATTAAAGGATTATATTTTGGAAATGCTCTTAAATTTGGTGCCATCATTGTTTTGGCTTTAGTGCGAGAAACAACAGGCTTGCCTAAATCTTGCCAGTTTTCCAAGCCTCTAACTGAGGGTTGTACTTTTGTTTTGGCGTCATCTGTAATTGTTTTTAAAGCAACGCGAATTTCTTTATTCATTTGCTCGTACAAGTCAGGAGCAAACTTTTTTAAAGCTTTGCGGGTTTCAATTAAACCTTTTACTTGTACGGGCATTTTTAACCTGTTTCGCTTCGTCATTAAGGACAGATAGCGTTGCTCTTAACAACGCCATGTCCATGTTAATAAACTCTGAGTGAGGAATTCCAGTCCTTATTGCTAAAGACGCCACTAAATAGTGGAAGGAATCCCTCGTTACCCATTTGGGGAGTCAGCGTCCAGAATCTCGACTTTAGA